ACCAATGCGCCAGATTAAGAAAGCCGATGGTTAGACCGGCAGTTATGAAGGTTAGGGCGAGATCAATCACAGCAAAAACCAACCGTGTGTTTTTCTACGGCGCGCCGGATTACCATTTCGAGTTCTTCCGCATCGCGCGCTGTGACGCAATAAAAGAGCACATTTCCGAAGGATAAATCCGTCACTTTCGATCCGTCTGACAAACGAGTGACGCAAGTGCGGAAAGGGAGATCCAGTATCGGTTGTTTGTACGTCGTTTCCATTGTCGTTTCCTTTCGGTTTTGCATTCTCTGTGCGTACCATGTAGCATAGCGTCGCAATAGTCAATAGGAATTTACAAATGAAGGAAAGAAAGCGAAAAATGCCGGTTTTGCCGCGCATTACGCAAGGTCTTAAGCCTTTTGCCGCGCTTGTGCTCGATGGTATGGATCCAGACAAAGCGGCCGAATCGGTTGGGCGCCCTGGTGAAGCGATAGACTTGCTCCAGGACAATCGGTTTCCCGATGCAATGTTAGCCGCGCTCGCTGCTAAGCTTACGGGCGACCTCTTGCCTAAAGCCTTGGCGGCTGTTTCAGAGCTTTTGACAGAGCCAGATCCTAAGATAAGACTGGCGGCCGCGCGCACAATCTTGACAATGGCTATTCCACATGGTGGAACTGCAGTCCAAAATACGGGCAGCAGCGCGCCGCTTGAGTCCATGTCGGCCGATGAGCTAGCCGAAATGATCGAACGACTCGAGCAAGCTAAGGCGGACAAGGCACTAACGATCGAGCCTGGCGCGCAGCAAAACTCTGACAATCAGGATGCTAATCCTTTGTTTCAGTTTGGATAAATACAGCCTAGCTTAGGCTAAGCGCGCCTGTAGCGCTGGCGCCAGACCCGTTCGAGCGGCCGGTCGCCCAACCCCTGGGGAGGCCCCGCGCCGTCGCGGTGCGATCACCGTCAAGGCTGATCTACTAAATTTGGGATTCCGGCGAAATCCTGTAACCATGCAAGGACTGTGCCAGTTTCACGTGAAACATACGTTCCGTCGCAGAACAAGCGTTCTACGAGCCTCCCCGCCGAAGAGCCCACCCACCGGTTTGCCGATCGGCGTTTTTATCAACTGTGGGTGTATAAATCCGGACAAAAAGAAACCCCCGGCGCTTCCGCAAACACCGAGGGTTCCGAGCGAGACGCTCCAGGGCCGGAAAGGAGAACAGCCCGCAATGACCACGCCCGAACAACCACCCGTTGTCAATGGCAAAAAGCGAAATTTGTTGCAAAAACGCGCGTAGCACGGTAGGTTCCAGCCCGAGCGTATCGCCCGTCTCGCCAGCGGCCAGCCTTCTCGGGATCGGCGATGGCCCAACCAGTCGAATACAACCGGCAGTACAACTTCACGAACTACCAGGCGCTGCAGCCCACTGCGCCATTGCCGGGTGACGAGGTCGACAACGAATTCAACGCCGCGAAAGTGACCCTGGACGAGATTCGGGCTCGCCTTGCGCTCATCCAGCGCGACGATGGCCGGCTCGCGAATGGCTCCGTCGGCAACGACCAGCTCGCCGCGGTCATTTCGGGGCTGCAGCCCCCGACGAACTGGGAAACCGCGCTGGCCTACAACGAGAGTGCCTACGTGCTTTTCGGTGGCAGCATGTATCTCTGCGAGGAAGACCACACATCGGGCACGTTTGGCGACGATCTGGCCGCCGGCAAGTGGAGCTTCATCTTCAATTTCGGCGAGCAGGCGACGCAGACAACGGCCGACCGGCTGGTTTGCGAAGCCGCGGAAGTGGTTGCGCAGGACACGCTCGACGCTATCGCCGGTCTTTCGGCGATCGACGGTGGCCGGGCTGATTCAGTCTACACTTCGACAGATCCGTTCGACGGCGGGGGTGTCTGATGGCGCGGAAACTTCAGCTTCGGCGCGGCACGGCGGCCCAGTGGACGACAGCGAACCCGATTCTGGCGCAGGGCGAGCCCGGCTTTGAGACGGACACGAACCGATTCAAGCTCGGCGACGGGGCGACCGCTTGGAATTCGCTCAGCTACCAGGGCGCCGCGGGTGCGGCGGTGACGGCTTTGACGCCGCTGACAGTGGCGGCGGACAAACTGGCCTACTACACAAGCGCGTCGGCCGCAGCGACGACGGATTTGAGCGCCTACGCACGGTCGCTACTGGCCGTGGCGAACGAAGCGGCGCTGAAAGCGTTGATTAATGCTGAAGGTGGCGTGGATTTCGCGACGCAGGGCGGATTGGATGCGCTCACGACGACGGTGGCCGGCAAGCAGGCGAGCAATGCCCGGCTGACGGACATCGCCGGGCTGACTTTGGCCCAAGGAGATGTGCTGTACTGGAGCGGCACGAACTTCGTGAAGCTCTCGCCGGGCACGTCCGGGCAATATCTCAAGACGAACGGCGCTGCGGCAAACCCGGCCTGGGATACGGTGTCGCAGACGGGCCGGTGGGTGTTCCTCGAGAAGCAGGAACCCACTTCGGACGTTAGCACGATCACTTTCAGCGCGGGCATTTCGGCTTACCAGTGCGTCAAGGTACAGTTGATCGCGCAGATGACATCGGCGACGTACCCGATATTCGAGTGCAGCCCGGACGGGGCCACGTGGCGCACGATAGGACTTGGCCCGACCACGCCCACGACCGACGACGTTGCGTCATGGTTTCTCGAAGTCACCAACGTCAACAACGCCGACGGCACGAACCTGCGAGTGGCCAATTGCATCCATTCGGCGGTCAAGGGGGTTGCGCTGGACCGATCTTCGAACGCCACGAGTTTCAACGCCACGGGCATCGATTCACAGGCGGGCACCGGAGGATACACGTCATACACCGAAGCGTTTGCGCGGGTACGTTTCAGGGCGAACACCGGCAACTTTGAAGGGTCGAACTCGGACCAGCGCACCGTGGCGACGCTGTGGGGGATGACCTAGATGGCTGTGAAACTCCAACTTCGGCGCGACACGACGGCGAACTGGTCGGCAAGCAACCCGGTCCTGGCCGAAGGCGAGATCGGTATCGACACGACTTTGCGCGAGGCGAAGGTCGGCAACGGTGTGACGGCGTGGAATTCGCTGGCGTTCGGTTTCAGTGCGGCCGTTCCGACTGGACTGCCGGTTGGCGGCGCCACGGGCACAGTTCTGACGAAGCTCTCCGCGACAAACTACGACACTGCATGGACGGCGGCAGGCGTAAGCGACGGTGACAAGGGCGACGTGACAGTCACCGGATCGGGCGCTACGTGGACGATCGACAACGACGCGGTGACGAACGCGAAGCTCGCGAACATGGCGACCCAGACCATCAAGGGTCGCAATACCGCCGGCACAGGCGATCCCGAAGACCTGACGCCAGCGCAGGCGCGGACGGTGCTTGGCGTGCGCGAAAAGCTGGCTGCTAACCGGACCTATTATGTCCTCAACAGCGGTTCCGACAGCAATGACGGTCTGACCAATTCGGCGGGCGGCGCGTTTGCCACGCTGCAAAAAGCCTATGACACGATCCTGACACTAGACTTGGCGGGTCACACTGCCAGCATTGTCTACGGCACGTCCGGCCAGACCATCACGAACGCGCTTGTCTGCACTTCTCCTCCAGTCGGCGGGAACGTCACGCTTGACCTTGGCGGAAGCACGCTAAACCCGACGAGCACCTCTGCCGTTACGATATCCGCGCCGTTCAGTCTTACGATCACAAATGGAACGTTGAGAACCACAACGTCCGGGAACTGCATTAATGTTTCGGCAAAGAGTGCCCGGGTGATATTGGGGGCCTCTATAACTTTTGGCGCTTGCGCCGGACAGCATATGGGTGTTGCGAAGGGCGAAATAGTCGCCACTGCAAATTACACGATAAGCGGCGGCTGTACTTTCCACATTGTCACCAGTGCATTCGGCCAAGTGGAAGTCGCAGGAATAACCGTTACGGTTTCAGGAACACCGGCTTGGACAAACGCCTTTGTTCTGGCGACGACTCTGTCTTACGTCGTTTTCTTTAGCGTAACTTTTTCTGGCTCCGCGACAGGTAAACGTTATGAGGTAGACAATAACTCCCTGATCAGTACCGGCGGCGGCGGGGCTTCGTATTTCCCCGGCAGCACAGCCGGATCGACTGCATCGGGCGGCATCTACTCTTAAGGAGCAAACGCAATGAAAAACTACAATCCCGCGAATTGGTACTGGGTTGTCGGCGGCGATGAGGCGCAAGTCTTTTCGTCGGCGACCGGCAACTATGTCCCGGCGACAGATCCGACCTATCTCGCATGGCGTGCGGACGGCACGATGCCGACTCGCATTCTTAACGAAACCGAATTGGGCGAAGTGCTGGCCAATGCTCGCGTTCGCCCGCAGCGCGCCGCTGTTCTGGACGCATACAAGGGCCAGCACGCCAAGCGCATGACCGATGAAGTGCAGACCAAGGCGCTGCTTTGGGCAATCAATGAAATTCGCACATTGAAGGGCGAAGCGCCATTGACGACCGGCGCTGCCATTCGGGCATTCCTCAAGGAGTTGATGTGATGCGCGCATTTCTCAAGGCACTGATCCTGTGGGCGCTGGCAGACGGCAAGCCCTACAAGCACGATCCGTCCGCCCTGGACGACGAAGCGCGCAAGTAGGCTGGATTTTTGGTCGCAAAAGGCGTATCAAGTAGCAAATAGGAGTATTTTCTCATGGCTGGCGAATTCAACGCATACTATGCTGGCAGCGTCGAGCCGCCGAATGTCTACGACGCCGTGACGGTCAGCACGCCGTTCACACACGGCGGTCGGACATACATCGCTCGGGTGATCGTAGCGAGCGCCGACGGCACGATCGACGTGATGCGCGAGGACGGCACGATCTTCACCGGCAAGCAGGTGGTCAAGGGGATCAACGTCTTCCGCTGCATCCAAGTGACGAACCTGGGCGGCCTGACTTTGGAATGGCAGGCGTAACGTGCTCGGCGCCCATCTCGGCTTGTGGACAGCGCCCCTGATCGGCTCCGGGCCAGGCGCCGTTCCCGCCGACTTTGTTGTCACGACTGATGGCGAATGGGCTACTGCAATTGCTGCGGCGGTGGATGGCGACATCATCGAACTATCAGGAACGAACTTCACGTCACTGACAATCAGCGGCAAAGCCTATGCAACCGGACTGACCATCCGCTGCGACAATTCATCGTCGAAAGTGCCAAATTTTGCGCTGTCGGGAACTTGCACGAATATTACGTTCAAAAACGTGAATTTCCAAGTTACGGGATGGCCTAGAAACTATAGCGCTTGTGTAACGGCAAGCAGTGGCACGCATACAGGCATTACTTTTGATGGGTGCACGTTCCGGCATGGTTATGGTGTGTCGCTAGTCGATTTTGATACCGACTTTGCTTATTCAGAATACAACCGTATTAGCAACGTAATCACGGCAACAACTACATCAAGCCGGGTTGCACTGTCGTACCAAGACACAACGAATAATGTCAGCAATTGGTTTGAAGTATTTAACCGCAGCACAACAACGCCGGTTTATTTCGAGTTTGGAAATGCTTCCGTTGTGGCCACGTTAGGCAGCACATTGTTGACAAACAACGGAACAGGAACGGCGCGGTCCAGGTCGTCAGACTATACATTTGCGGCCCGCCCAACGCATGTCGCGGCAATTACCGCTTCCGGCACGGCAGAAATGAATGCCCGGTCGGAAATTGGGTTTAGCCAATATCTTGCAAGCGCTTTTGCGGCAACTGGCGCAAAGTTTGTAAATATCACGATCAAAAACTGCACTTTTACCGATTTGAACAATGGCATTAAGGCTTTTGGCACTTCAGACGGGGATGCTTCAGACGTTATAATATTCAACAATACGCTTAACAGAATTTACCAAGACAACATTTCAATGGGCAGCGAAAACACATCAACAAGCAAGATTTATGTCTTGCGCAACACAATGCGAATACCGTTTGCACGGTCTGGCATTGCCGAAGCGGAGGATGGCGATGCACGCGACCCGCACGGCGATTTGTTCCAGCTTTACAATACGACCGGGTCGGAAACGGTCTATAACACCTATTCGGCAGGGAACCGCGTCCTGTATCAACCGATCCGTTCTGGCGTGACTGCGCAAGGTAATTTCTGGTCGGATGCAAACAACCTGACAACCGGCTTTTACAATGCGTGGTCAATCAGTGACACGCTCATCGGCGGATCGACAAACGGAATTTCAGTAGGTGAAGACGGGACAAACGGCGGGCCTGTTGATGGCCTTTACGTTTATGGCGCGACCATTATGAACATGACAGATGGCGCGTCGTCTGTTTCCACAATGCGGATTTGGCCCAAGGCTTCGACGCATTCGTACGTTGAAAAGTCGCTTACCTACGGCATCACAAACGAACACACTGGCACAATTTTTGAATCCGGCAATTATGAATTGTCTGTTTCTGCCCCATCGCCGATCACCACGATATTCCCGAATTGGTCGAACTGGTCGGCATCGACCACGGTTGCGGAAACAGAAGAAACCTTGACAACGACCGGCGACGCTGCGGGCATCGGTGCGGTTGCTACGCGGGACGTTATCAATTGGTCAACAACCGACCCTGCATCTGTCATTCGGTGGAGTCAATTGCCGCCTGGTGTGGATTGGGCGAACGAAATCAATCTTACCGCGAGTTCTACAGTTACGCTGCCGTTGCGCCGCGTTTTGAATGCAGGGACGAACTTGACAGTTTCGGCAGGGACGGGCGTTGAATGGCGTTCTTACGAGTCGGATGGGACAACGCTTGATACTGATTGGACGAGTTCAAGCGGCACGATAAACGGCTTGCAGTGGATACAGTTCCGCACAACGGCGTCAGCGACTCCGGGCGCAACGCTAAGCCGCACGCTCACAATAAATGGCTTCGCCGTCTCTGTTGATTTCACCACGGCGGCAGCGGCGACTAATACGTATTTGACCTTCCAAGATGAGACAGCAAACCTTAGCAGCGGCAGTTCAAAGACATTTGCAGGCGTAAATTTTGGTACGGCTGATGCAAACCGCGTCATCGTTGTGGCGGTGTTTACCGGGTCACAGGATCACTCAGGCGTAGATATTGGCGGCTCGGCAGCAACCAAAGCCACCGGCACGTTTTTGGGCGGCGGGTTCAGTATCTGGTATCGTGCGGTATCATCGGGGTCTAGCGGCGACATCGTCGTGTCCAACACATCGGGCAGCCTTATCGCCAGACTGCGCATAGCTGTTTGGTCAATATACCCAAGCAGCGCAACGCCGCGAGACGCTGTTTCCGGGTCCGCTGCCGGCGCAACAAGCGCAATTGCGACTGACCTTGATGTCGCGTCGGGCGGATATGTCATCTGGATGGGCGGATACCATACGCCACAAACGGCGCAATATAGCGTCACTTGGAGCGGCGCAGATGGGGTAAATACCCGCGTTGATGGGCCTTCGAACATTCTAGAAGCAAATGCGGTCATTTCTGCGGGCGACATATCAATCACTGAAACAAATTCAACATTTGATATGACATTGGCGACGACCAATGCAACATCGAATAACAAGGCTATTGTCGCCGCGTCGTGGGATGCGTGATGACCGACCAACTCGAAAAACAACTGCAGGCCGCCCGACGGCTGCTTGCGATCAAGACGGCCAGGGACGACCTGCTGGCCTACCTTCGCTTGCGCATGCCGAACACGAACGCGCCGTGGGATGTCACGCAGTCCCGCTACCAGGTGACGCCGCTGGCGCGGATATTGACCGAGATCGTCCACAAGATCGACTCAGGCAAGATGAAGCGCGTGGCGATCTCGGTCGGCCCGCAGTTCGGCAAATCCGACATTCTCAGCCGCGCCGCACCGGCCTGGCTTTCCGGTCGCGACCCGTACCGCAACATAATGCTTGGAAGCTATAACCAGGACTTCGCCAACGAGTTCGGCGGCAACGTGCGTGATATGATCGACAGCACGTTCCACCGCCAGATTTTCCCCGAGCATGCGCTGAAGGTGAAGAGCGTCGACCACCTCGAGACGACCGTGGGCGGGCAGCTCAACTTCGTCGGTGTCGGCGGTTCCGGTACGGGTAAGCCGGCAGACATTTTCTTCATCGACGACCCGATCCGGAATGACGACGACGCACAGTCCGAATCTTACCGCGAGCGCCTGTGGAAGTGGTTCAACGGCGTCGTGTTCTCCCGCGGTCACGATGGCACCGCCGTGGTGATCGTCCACACCCGCTGGCACCAGGACGACCTGATCGGCCGCCTGTGCGACCCGGACCACCCCGAGCGTGACGGCAAGTACAAGGGTATCAGCAAGAACTGGACCTACATCAACCTGCCGGCCGTGGTGAAGGACGCCAAGCTGGCGCACGCGCTCGGCCTGCCGCTCACCCCGCCGCAGGATCCGGAAGTGATCGAGCAGTTCGGCGCCGAGCCCATGACGAGCCTGTGGCCGGGCCGCAAGTCACTGCCGCTGCTCGCCGAAGCGAAGCGCCAGGATGCCCGCATTTTCGGTGCGCTCTACATGGGCGAGCCGACGCCCGAAGACGGCGAATTCTTCAAGTCGGAAATGCTCGAAACCTACGACGTGGGCGAGCTTCCGAAAAACCTTCGAATATACGGCGCGTCCGACCACGCGGTCAGCACGAAGCAGATGAGCGACAAATCGGTGATCGGCTGCGTCGGCGTCGACGACAACGACACGGTGTGGGTGCTGCCGGACCTCGTGTGGGGCCGCTTCGAAACCGACAAGACTGTCGAACATTTGCTGGCGCAGATGCAACGGCACAACCCTGTCGCCTGGTGGATGGAAAACGAACTGATCTCCAAGTCGTTCGGGCCGTTCTTGCGGAAGCGCATGTCTGAGGATCGCGTCTACACGTTCATCCACCCGGTTACGCCGGCCAAGGACAAGATGACCCGAGCCCAGTCGATCCGCGGCCGCATGAGCATGCGCCGGGTGAAGTTCCCGCGGTATGCGCCGTGGTGGTCCGACGCGAAGGGGCAATTGCTCAAGTTCCCGTTCGGCACGCATGATGACTTTGTCGACTGGCTCAGCCACATCGGGCAGGGGCTCAACAAGATGATCGCCGCCCCGGTGGCGGCAAACGACGACCGGGCACCGAGCGCGACTACGCTGATCGGTATGCTCAACAAGACGAAACGTGAAGCATCGGCCGGCAAGCGCGCGGTCGCGAACGCAGGGTGGTAGAAATGGCCGACGAGATCGTTGAAACCGAAGCGCCAGAGGCGGCGCCGACCGAAACCGGACCCGAGCGCCAGCCGGACGTGGATCCGGCGCGCAAGGCGCTCGTCAGTTCGTGGATCGACAAGATCAAGCGCTCAAAGCTCAAGTTCGACCCGGACTTCAAGCGCATGCGCGAGTGCATGCAGTTGGCGCGCGACGGTGCGACGAAGGAATGGGTGCTCGCCAAGAAATACACCGTGCCGATCCTGAACAGGCACATCAACACGCAGGTCGCGCAGTTGTACGCGAAGCATCCGCAGCCGGTCGTGCAGCGCCGCAAGAAGCTGTTGTTCCAGTTGTGGGACGGCACGTCGGAATCGGCGATGGCGGCGTTCCAGGACGCTCAGATGGGCGACCCGAATGCTGCCGCCGTGCTCAACGAAGTAGCGATGGCCCAGATCGAGATGAAGAAGCTCGACAACATGGCGAAGACGCTCGAGATCGTCGACACCTACTACATGAACGAACAGAAACTGAACTACAAGGCGCAGCTCAAGAAGATGGTGCGGCGCACGAAGGTGTGCGGCGTCGGCTACCTTCTGCTGGACTTCCAGCGCATGCTCGGCGAGGACTCGACACCTAATCCGGACAAGGAAGCGCGTATTTCCGACGTTCGCACGAAGATCGAGGAAATAGAGCGGATCATGGCGGCCGGCGCGCACGGCGACCTCAAGGAAGATTCCGCCGAAGTGGAACGCCTGCGGCTGCTGCTCGTCGACATCGAGCGGCCGGAAACGGTCGTGGTCCGCGAAGGCCCGGTGCTGAGCTTCCCTAAATCGACGCAGGTCATCGTCGACGAGAACTGCTACCATCTGAAGTCGTTTGCCGGCGCCGGGTATGTTGCGGTCGAGTACGACAAGACGCCGAGCGAAATCCGTTCGGAGTTCAAGACCGAACTCAACCAGTACCGTGCCGACGAAGAGGGCAAGAAGCGCAAGAACGAGTGCGTGAAAATCTGGAAGGTGTGGGATCGCGTCGCCGAGCAGGTGTTCGTGGTCTGCGATGGGCACGCGGATTTTCTGCAGGAGCCCGCGGATCCGGAAATCCGGCTTGACAGGTTCTTGCCGATCTTCGCGCTGGTCTTCAACGAAACCGAAGAAGACGAAACCGACGGCGGTTCGATCTACCCGCCGTCCGATGTCTGGCAGGCACGTCACCCGCAGGACGAATACAATCGCAGCCGCGAAGGGCTTCGCGAGCACCGTCGCGCCGCGCGTCCGTACTGGGTGTCGGCCAAAGGACTGCTCGAGGGGCAGGACAAGGCCAAGTTCGGCGATCACGACGCGCATGAGCTGTTCGAAATAAACGTGACGGCTATGGATGCGCCGGACATTTCGAAGATCATCCAGCGCGGCCCGACGGCGCCGATCGACCCGAACCTCTACGAAGTCGAAATGGTCTTCGCGGACATGCAGCGCGTGGTCGGCACGCAGGAAGCGAACCTTGGCGGCGTGTCCGGTGCGACCGCGACCGAAACCAGCATCGCGGAAGCGAGCCGGTCGTCGAGCATCGAGGACAATATCGACGACCTTGACGAGTTCCTGAGCGAAGTCGCGCACGCCAAGGGCCAGATGTACTTCCAGACGCTGAGCGTCGATACGGTGCGGGAAATCGTCGGGCAGGGCGCCGTATGGCCCGAGCAGCCGATGACCCGCGAGCAGATCGCGAAAGACCTCATGCTTGACATCAAGGCAGGAAGCAGCGGCAGGCCGAACAAGGCGGCGAAACTGGCGAACATGGAGCGCGCAATGCCGTTCCTTATCCAGTTCCCGAACCTCAATAGCGAGCCGGTCTTGAAAGAGTATCTGTCGCTGCTTGACATCGACGCAGACGAGGCGATGGCCAAGGGCTTGCCTTCCGTCGTGTCGATCAACTCGATGATGCAGAGCATGGGCGGCCAGCCACAGCCGGGAACCGGCGATCCGGCTACCGATCCGAACCAACAGGGCGTCCAAGGCGCACAAAACCAGCCGCAACCGGACCAGACGGAGCCAGGGCCGCAGCCAGCCTATCCGGCCGCATAGGACTTTTTTCCTTGACTTTGTCGCAAAAATCGGAAATTGTCGGGCGTCAATCCAGAGAGGGTCGCAATGCCGGAATCACCCAACGGCGAGGCCAGCCTTGAACAAGGGCCGGCAACACCAGTTTCCCAGGACGCTAAGCAAGTCACGGACTCGTCCCCCGCGGCGCCTACAGGCGAAACGCCTTCGATGCTGGACGCTGTCAAAGCGGCCATTTCGAAGACAGAGGCATCGCCGGCCTCGGACAAACCGGATTCAAAGCCAGCCGGAAACGGAGCCGACGAATCCGCTGCCAAAGCATCCGACGCCGACAAGGCCGAGGACGCAGACGACGAAGATCTCTCGGAAGACGAGCTGACGAAGCTTGCAGAGAAGACTCAGCGTCGTTTCAGGAAGCTTGTTGGAACGAACAAGGCTTTGTCTGACGAGGTCGGATCCCTGCGCACCCGCGCTGAATCCTTCGATCGCCTTCAGAACTTTGTCCAGACGAACAAGCTGTCGCAGGAGGATGTGAACAACACCCTCCAGATCGCTGCCTTGATGCAGCGCGACCCGGAAAAGGCGCTTCAGGCGCTGGACCCGATCGTGCAGTCGCTTCGCAAGGCGGTAGGTGCGGACCTCGACCCGGAACTGCGCGAGCAGGTTCGTCTCGGGTACATCACGCAGCCGGCCGCCGAGGAACTTGCGAGGGCAAAGGCTCAGCAGCGTCTACTGGCGACCCGCGAGGCAGAACGCCAAGCGGAAGCCGAAGCGACACAGCGCGCGGCCCAGTTGAACGGTCAAGTTCAATCGGCGGCGAAGGCAGCGGACGAGTGGTATGCCGACCAGCAGGCCAAGGATCCAGACTTTAAACTGAAGGAGAAGCGCATCCAGGATGCACTTCAACTTGAGCTTTACAAGGTCAGGACCATCCCGTCGGATTCCGAAACGAAGGCAATTCTCGCCCGGATCAAGAAGGAAGTCGACAAGGAATTCCGCGACCTCGCACCGAAGCCAAGGGAAGTGAAGCCTCTAAGCGGTTCTGCTTCGCCAGGCGGCCTGCCCGCGCCGAAAGACATGCTCGAAGTGGTTCGACGTGCGGCGGGGATGGTTGCCTGACCGGCTTAGCGAGGGATCACCATGCCGTTTTCAGCACAGGAACTAGCCAACATCGCCAATGCGGCGATCGACTTTCACATGGAGCGTGGCAAGGTCAAGTCCTCCACGATCCAGGAGAAGCCGCTGCTTGCCACAATGCGCAAGAAGCAGAAGTCCTTCCCCGGCGGCAAGGACAACCTGACCGTTCGCGTCAAGGGCGTCTACAGCACGACCATCCAGGGCTTCGAGCACGACGATGAAGTCTCCTACGGCAACCCGGCCAACATCAAGACGGCCACGTATCCGTGGAAGCTCATTCACTCGGGCATCAAGATCACGAACCACGAACTGCTCAAGGACGGCATTTCGGTCACGGACTCCATGACCGGCGAAAAAACGTCCAACCACAGCGACCGCGAAATGACCGCGCTTGCCAACCTGCTTGACGACAAGCTGGAAGACATGACCGAAGGTTCGGATCGTGGCTACAACACGATGTACTGGGGCGACGGTTCTTCGGACCCGAAGCTGATCCCTGGCATCCGCTCGATCATCGTCGACGCACCGACGGCGGCGGGCAATGTCGGTGGCCTTGACCCGGTCACGAACTCCTGGTGGCGCAACCGCGCGAGCCTGACGATCTCACTCTCGGGTACTCTCAGCGATCAGTCGCTGGTGAACTTCCTGCAGAACGAGTATCGCCAGCTTGTTCGCTACGGCGACGGCCCGGATCTGTGGCTTGCCGGTGCGGATTTCATGGACCGCATCGAGCGCGAGCTGCGCTCCAAGGGCGACTACACGCAGGACGGCTGGTCGTCCAAGGGCACGATCGACTTCGCGATGGGCGACATCGCGTTCAAGGGCAAGGCGATCAAGTATGATCCCTCGCTCGACGATCTCGGCTACGCCAAGCGCTGCTACGCAATCGACACCAAGAACATCTTCCCGATGGTCGTCGAAGGCGAAGACATGAAGAAGCACGCGCCGGCTCGCCCCGAGAACAAGTACGTCTACTACCGCGCGATGACCTACGTCGGCGGCCTTGTGGCTCGCCGCCGCAACTCTTCCGGCGTCTACGCATTCGCGTAATCGCCGACAATCCCGGTGGCCGGCCTTCGGGCCGGTCATCACAACCAAGAGGAAAGCATGTCTGACAAGATGGAGTTCTACGACGGCATCCTGCGGCTCGCGGGCAACGTCCTGAACGAAGTGCACATCCGCGGCGTCTCTGCCGCCGAAGTCATAATGCTGCAGAGCCTTCACGGCGACGACTCCGTGACGAACCTGCGAAAAGTCAAGGCAAAGGACGTGCCGCCGCCTTCCGACATTCTGCTGGAAGAGGCCAATGCGACCGAAGCCGAGGGCTGGTCTGACCGGGTGATCCGGGCGCACCTTCGCCGCAAGTACAACAACTGGCAGGACGATCGTGACAAGATCACGGCGGTGTTCGGCAACAGCATGGTCCCGCTCCCGAAAGCGGTGGACATGGAAGTCGCCCAGGCGAAGGCCAGCACCGAAGAACGCATGCGAGAACAGATCGAGCGCGATGTCCGCGCGAAGATCGAAAGGGAATACGCGGAGCGCGCAGCCGCGGCCACGATGACGCCGGCACAACTTGCCGCCGCCGAGAAGGCCAAGGCAGATTCGCTTCGCAGCGCACTGGAGTAACAGAACATGCGGCTCGGCGTGAACTTCGGCGACCTACAGACCGATCTGCGCGCCGAGCTGCGGCGTTCTTCCAATCTCGGGCACGATCTTGGCGACGTGACGCACCTTCAGCGCGCGATCAACGCCGAGTATTTCCGCCTCTACGACGATTACGACTGGCCGCACCTGCACCGCCAGTTCACCCGCATCCCGATGGCTGCGGGCCAGCGGTATTACGACCTTCCGACGCAGCTTGACTGGAGCCGCATCGAGCGTGTCGACGGCTGGTGGAACGGACGGCCGCACGACGTTGATCCCGGCATCGGTATCGAAGAGTACGCACAGTTCGATTCCGTCGGCGACGAGCGCTCCGACCCGGTTCTGAAATTCGACATCCGCAACCAGGCCGGCACGCCGCAGATCGAAGTGTGGCCGGTGCCGGCTTCGGCGCTCTGCAGCATCGAACTGACCGGCCCGATCAAGATAGAAAAGCTGGTCGCAGACGCCGACGTGTGCCTGCTGGACGCCGAAGCGGTTATCCTCTTCGCGGCGTGGAAGCTCTCGGTCGACGAAAACAAACGGCATGCCGAAGCAGCCGCAGTTTCCCGGCTTCGCCAGATCCGCGCTCGCATGCCAGACACCCGGCGCACCCGCATCGGGCTCGGCGAGCCGAACCGCATTCCGCAGGGACGCGCCGTCGTCAGGGTGAGCTAAATGCCGTACCTTGTGATCGGTGATTTCAAGAGCGGTATGGACCGGCGCCGGCCGCGTCACAGCGGCGTGCCCGGATCTCTGTGGAACGGCGAGAACGTCGTAATCACCCGCGGTGGCGACATCGCCAAGGCCAAGAAGTTCACGTCGGTCTACACGATCCCGAGCGGATCGTTCGGCCTGGCCCGCGTCAACAACCAGCTTCAGGTCTACGGTTCCGGCTCCGTCACCCCGCCGACCGGCGTCAGCTATCAGCAGCTTGCCGCCCCGAGCACGCCGAATATGGAGCGCGTGCTTGATGTCAAGACGCCGGATGGCCTGCCGTATGTGATCGCCAAGTACGACGACGGCAACGTCTACCACTTCTACAACGGCTCCCGCGTCACTGACTGGGACAGCCTTGCCGACGCCAACGCGAGTTTCACTTCTGTCACGTCTTTTCTTGCCGAAGAAATATCCGGCAACAGTGCTGTCCGCTGCATAGCGGTCGGCGCCGAACTGCTCTTGCGCGCGACTGTGCCCGGCACGGCGTTCACGATCTCGGCGACCGCAGTCAACGGCAGCGGCACGAACGACCAGACAGCCACCGTCACGACCCCGGTGGCGAACGTGGCCGGTGTCGCCAATGTTGACGCGACCGGCACGGTGACGATCACCGCAGGCACGTTCACGTCGGGCGGCACGAACAAGATCAACCAGGTATCCGTCGCCAGTACGACACTCCTGGCCGCACCCGTCGCGGCCGGCGCGTCCAACAACGCAACCGCCACCGCGCTCGCTACCGCGATCAACAACAATTCGGGCGTCTCTGGCTACACTGCGACGGCGCTCGCGAACGTGGTCACGATTCGCGCTCCCGCATTGTCCGGCGCCACCGACAACGCCAAAGCCGTCACCGTCCCGGTGGAAGGCGACGTGGTTGCCACACCCGCCAACATGAGCGGCGGCGTTAACGCGGTCACTGCGGTCGCGCAGCAGTCCAAGGTGGTCTTCGGCGGCACGTTCGAAGCGCTCGACACGTTCACGGTCACGGTGAACGGCACGGCCTACAAGGTCACGGGCCGCGGCTCCGCGATGGGCACGTCCGCGCTGGTCTACAAGAACCGCATCTACGTGGCCGCCTACAACATCGTTCGCTACAGCCAGATCAACGACTACGACGATTTCACCGACGCTACGCCAGCGTCCGGCGCCGGCTTCTTCGCTGTGGCCGGCGCGCAAGGATCGAGCCGCATCGTGGCGCTCGCTCCGTACCAGGATCGTGTCGCGATCTTCGCGAGAGAGTTCGTCGCGACGTACTTCCTCGAAACTGACGCACAGTTGAATGCGTTCGACCAGACGATCGGCGAAACCGGCACGGAGTCTGCCGGCAGCGTGATCGCTTACGGCAACCGCGACCTGTTCTATCTCGACCAGATTGGTGTGCGAAGCCTGCAAGCCCGCGACAGCTCCAACACCGCCACCGTCAACGACATCGGCACGCTGGTCGACACGTACATCGCAGACCTGCGCGACTCGCTGCAGCCGACTTCGGTGCGCAACTCCAAGGCCGTGATCGAACCGCGGGACGGTCTCTACATGCTCGCCATGGGCGACCAGGTCATCGTGCTCAGCCGCTACCCATCGAGCAGCATCACCGCGTGGACGGTCTTGAAGCCCGGCTTTTCGATCACCGATTTCGCCCGGCTCGGCAGCGAACTCTACGCGAGGTCCGGCAACAACATCTACGCCTATGGCGGCCTCGACGGCGACGAATTCGTTGAAGCGGACGACGCGCTGGTCGAGACGCCGTTCCTCGATATCAAGGCACCGGCCACCTACAAGCACCTGACCGGCTTCGACATGTTCGCCAAGGGCACTTGGGAAGTCCGCGTCCTGACCGATCCGAACGACGAAACAGTGATGGCGCTCGTCACCCGGATCACTGGCGTTTCGGTGAACCTTGGCTCTATAGCGGCCGGCCTCAAGGCGTCGATCTTTGCACTCAAGATCGTCTGCATTTCCGACGGCGAAGCGAGCCTGAGCCAAACCATTATTCACCACGATCTCAACGAGAAGCGCATCGGATGAACTACGATCACGCTCAGCTTGCCGACATGGCGCCGGTAGTGAACAACCTGTCCGGCGTCACGCGATACGAATTGCATGCCGCAGGCGTCGACCAGAACATGCTGGTCCGTCTGTTGATCGACGGGATCGAGCGCGGAAAGGCATACGCCATCTATCAGGACGATATTCCCATCGCGATCTTCTGGTTCTACCCGAGCCTGTTCGAAGCGGAAACCAGCTTCATCGCCACGCAGGCGTTCTTCGATCGGCCGATGGCGAGCATCCGAACGAGCCAGGAAGTGCTCGGCTGTGTCCTCGCGGACTACCCGAATATGTCTTTGGTGGCATATACGGTCAGCCAGCATCCGCGCCTCGAAAAATGGTTCCGACTGCTCGGCTTCGTGGAACTGCCGCACAACGGACCCGCAAAACGGTTTGAATTTATTCCCAACTGGTGCTAAAAGTCTCTTGACTCGTCGCTGTTACTCGGGCTGTCGCGCGGCCTTCACGTTTTCGTGAGTGACAGCGTATGTGCCTTTCCAAACTTCAGGGCCTCGTTCCCACGCTGCTCGGCGGCGGCAAGCAGGACAACTCCGCAGCCAAGGAAGCTGCGCGTGCCCGCATGGACACGCAGCGCCGGGAAGACGAGAAAACCGCCCGCATAGGCCAGGGCCGCCAGTCGATCGACGCCGCATTCGGCCAGTTCGACGACCCGTACTTCCAGAACTTCCAGGACACCTACAAGACGAATTTCAATACCGGCCTAGACGACCAGTTCGCCACGGCTCGCGACCAATTGATCGCGCAGCTCGCCGCCCGTGGCATGACGGAATCGTCGATCGGTGCGAACAAGGTCGCGGAACTGCAGAAGCGCTATGGCGACGAGCGGGCCGGTATCGGCAACCGTGCGGCCGACGAATCGAACCGCTTGAAGAGCGAGATCGAGCAGCAGCGCGCCGCGCTCTACCAGACAAACCAGCAGGCTGCGGATCCAGCGACGATTGCCACGCAGGCAACCGGCGCCGCGACCGCTTTGAAAGCACCCCGCGAATTCGGTCAGCTTGGCCAGATTTTCGCGGATTTCCTCGGGCCGATCGGTGCGGGCGTGGCCGCAGACCGCAACAGTGCAAACCCGCGTTTCGCAATGAACAAGCAGCCGCAGGTGTATAGCCGCGCCGGCTCCGGAAGGGTGGTATCATGATGAACAAGACCGGATATCAGACGTCAGTAATGGGCGTACCAGCGGAAACCTACCAGCCGCAATCTGTGCTGGCGCAACTGCTTGCTGAATTGGGCGGCGCGATGGTTTCAGAAAGCACTCAAGCGGAGCGAGCGCGCCGTTCTTTCGATTCGGTCGACCCGTACAATGTGCCGATGCAACCGCTGGCGCTGCTCGCTCAGGCGCTGCAACAGCAGCAAGCGCAAATCGGGCAACAGAACGCAGCCGGCACCGCACTTCGGTCGCTGACGACCGGAACCGGCTCGGCCGCGACTCGACAGCAGTATGACGAAATGTTGAGAGACGCAGCACGGCGCAATCCGGATCGAGCCGGGAGGCTGGACCCGCGTAGGTCGAGGTTTTGACGATGTGTCTCGAGATGCTCATAGGTGCCGGGCTCAGCGCAGCCGGTGGCTCGATGGCCCGAGGCGAGGCCGACCGTAACGCGACGCGCGAAGTCAAGGCGCGCAACCGCGAACTCGGCGTGCTCAACAGCAAGGCTGACGCTGCTACCGGCGCGAACCAGAC